TGGGTAGTTATTTCTAAACCAGGTTCTGAAGTCGTTGAATGTATCTCTTATATCGGCAGCTTGTTGTCTATAGCTAGGATCTCCTTTAAGCTCTTTATCTTTAGTAAGAGATATTGCATCAGTTTTAGCAGTTTCTAAGCTTTTAAAAAGAGTACTAAAACTTGGAAGATCAATAATAGTATGGGTTATACCTCCACTTTCTCCTCTTTCAGAAGGATCGTCTGCTTTTGCATAGTATTTTAAATCATCAGCAAAAAAATCATCCTTACTCACAGGGCCATATCTATCTTCAATTTTTTTAAGGAAAGCAGAATTAAGATCAGAGGGTTGGATAGCCATTACTTATATGTATTGTGTAATTCTTCAGTTAACTCATAGTATTGAAGAAGGTTGATTAAATCATCATTACTGATTTTGGAACCTTTGTCTATTTCTTTGAGTAATTTAACTACCTCTAAAAGTTTAATTTTAGTAGCATCATCCTTTACCTTTTTAGCTTGAAGCTTAAGTACTTTTTTTACCTCGTTAATTTTATCATTATAAATTTCTTTTAAACGAGGGGTATTATCAATAGAGTTCATAAACTCCTTAAGTACTCTTTTTTGTCCCTTATTTAAATTAGCATATTTGCCATTAAATTTTTCAAGCATTACCTTATAAGTAAGCACCCTTAAATCTTTATCGTATTTAGCAAATTCTTCTACTAAATCTTGTTTAACTTTTTTAGGGGATATGGGGCGTTCTGTTAAAGATTCTAATATAGTAATTTTATTATCTATAATAGCATCAGTTTCAGATAATTTATCTGAGTTGTAGATTTCTGTTAATTTATAAAAAGCAGCATATCCCTTATAATTAGGGACCTGGTGTTTAAAGAATTCGTTAATATTATAATGCTTGCTTATTTCATTAATAAGATTATATTTTTCCCTTCTTAAAGCACTTCTATTTAGTTTGCGAGTTGCTTCTAATATAGTATTAAGTGTTATTTCTGCTTTACCTTCACTAATATTTTTATTTTTAAATAAAGTTTCGTAAAGTTTATATTCTTTTCCTAATTCAGTATTAGCAAAAGATTTTTTTAAAATGTTAAGAGAGTGAGATTCACCACCGTTAAGAGTGTCAGCAGTTATTTGTCTCACTAGAAGCTCAAATAAAAGGCCCGTATTCTTATACTTAGAATGTTTAATTTTCATCGATAGGCTTTTTTATAAATATATAAAAATTCTCACTCCTTTAGATTATTTTCATCAAGTAGCGACTCATCTTGCTCAAATACCAATTGTTTCCGATTTATCGGAATTTTTTTAAGCATATCTTTATTTTGAAAGTAAACAGTTTTAGCTTCTAAAGCTAATGGAGAACCTCCTTTATATGAGGATTTAATGGAATTTGATTCATTTTCTTTGCCCTTCATAGCATCTACTCCTAATCTATCCTTACCGAAATTGCTATCTTGTGTATTAATATTCGATACTTTTTCTTCGGGGCGACCTAATTCTTTTTCGTTATATCCTGCAGGAACATTTTCAGGGTCATCATAGTATCTACCTTTACCATATAATGAAGCTAAATCATGTGGGGTGCCATATGATTGTCCTGTTTCTAATGGATCATTTCCTTCAGCTTCTATCTGGCTTAAACGGAAAGCACGCTTAGCATCTTCTCTAGCTAAATCTCTGAATTCATTATAATCATCCTCACTTAAATGGAATAAGTGATCATAAATAAAGTCAGATGGAAATAGCTTAGAATCAACCATTTGTTGAGCTAAATCCATTTTTTCCTTCATCAATGCTACTCTTTCCTGGTCATATATTATTGATGGGGTGGTTAAATCAATTTCAAAATTAACTAAATCATCACCATCATATCCTTGGGTATAAAGGTGGACAACAGCAATTTTATATAATTCCGAAAGGATAATTCTTTGGATGCGTTCTACAGTGCGAGCAAATCTAATGTCTTCTGCCGCTAATGTAGCTTTACCATCTGTATTTTCATCATATCCTAAGAATGCTTTAGGTACTTTAAGTGCCGCAAATAATTTATCTCTTAAGTATTCAACATCAGTAATACCATCATAATTTAATCCCGGGGTAGTTTCAATTTTAGTTGATGCGTCATTACCCCTGACAGGAATATAAAAATCTTCCAACATGTTTTGCATGTTGTATTTTAAGTTGTAATCCCCAGTGTTTTGATCAATATAAGGAGTACGCTTCATTTTAGAAATAGTTTTCTGCATGAAGTTCTCTATTTCGGCAGGAGGGATAGCACCTACATTAATGTAAAAAATACGCTTTTCAGGAGCGCGTACTATTCTGTGGACTAACATAGCATCCTCTGCTAACACATATTGCTTAAACAATTTACGAGCAGGTTCAACATAACTTCTACCATATGGGAGGTAATTTACGTCTGATAAGAGTCTAAAGTGGGCAATTTCATAATTGTCAAAATAAATTCCTCTATCATTAGCTGTGTTGCCTCCTGCACTTTGTAAACCACCAAAATACCCACCATATTCTCCACCCCCACTTAATCCATCGGGGTCAAATTTAAATTTAACATCTACTTGATGGTTATTAGATTCACTGATTTTTTCTTCCCTAATAATGTTGTAAGCAGTATAGGGGATTACATTATAAACACCAAAGTTTTCTGCTATTTCTAATTTTAAGAAAAAATCTCCGTACTTGCACATTTGACGAATCCACATCCAAAGATTAAATTCAATATTTAAAACATCATAAAAGAGGTTATAAAGAATTTTTTGTAGATTTTCATCAGACGATTTAATTTGAAGTACCTCACCCATATCATTTTTAAGGGTAGACTCATCGGCTAATATATCTAAAGCAGAAGCTATAATAGCATCAGTATCCATCGCTTCATAATCCGAATATAATTGAGTTCTTAATGTTTGGTAATTAAGAGCAGGATTATAAACGGGCATTTGATTGGTAGTATACAATCTATTGTATCTATCAACCATTGAATTAGTTTCAACTTGTCCTGTTTGTTGATATTTGCTAAAGTCTAATGTCTTTAGTTTACTTCCTCCTACATTACGAATTAGTACGTCTGTAGAAAATAATCTTCTTAATCTTGTAAATACGCTTGTATCAGCCATGGTATATTAATATATGAATAAATATTACAAAAGCCAACTAAAGTCTTCACTTCCACCTTTCCCATTATCCATATGGTAGGGATTATCTTGACCTGTAGAGAAATATGCTCCCTGGTAAGCTGTGGTGGTTTTATGGAATGAACCTAAAGCTGCTTTTGTAACGTCTACTCCGTGTTGTCTAAATTTAAGTGCGGTATCTCTTACATATAAGCCAATACCAAAGCTCATAACTAAATCATCATTATAACCCCCTTGTGCCTCTGCTCTACCATATTTCCAAATAAACGTTTTCATTTCTTCTACTAAACGTTTAGATTGTATAGTAACTCCCCTATCACTAACATATTCTTGAAACTTACCAATTACCATAGGGCGGGTTCTAGTTGACATTGTAAATCCCGCTGTCATACTTGAAAGATTTTCATAGTTCTGTAGGTAAGATTCAGCGCTAATATTATCAGATTTAGGTGAGTAATATAAGTTTTGGTATCCTCTTTCAATTATAGTTTGAATTGTACTCCATCCGATGTTAGCATTTTCAACTATAAGTAAAGCATTGTTATATTCAGTTGCTATTGCTGTAAGGATGTTACCAAAATCTTTAGTACTCACTTGTCCTTTATATTCCCCTACTTGTATAGCATTTTCAACATCAAAAATATGGAATGCCGAATAATCTTTACCATCACCCCTGGCTACATCCGCTGAGATCATATATGTTCTAGTGTAATCGGCGGGTTCCCAAATCCATAAATTTTGGTCTACCCCTCGCCGTTCTAGGGGTTCCCTAATAGTTGTTTTTTCTATAAATTCCATATATTCAGGATAGAACACAACATCACCAGAAGTACTAAAATCACAGTCACATTCTTGTGCTGCCATTCTAGGGTCTCCTAGTAATTCATCTTGTCTATCTCTCCATTCTTGGTTTCGTTCAGGGTGAACAAACCATGGGAGTTTAATAGGAAGGAATTCATTTTCTTTAGCTTCAGCTCTAACCCATGTTTGATGGAACCAATTACCAGTACCATAAGGAGTTGATAATGCTATACATCCACCACCAGTAGCAAGTGTTTGTTGGGCTGAAGCCCATATTTCACCAATGTTTTCAATAAAGGCAGCCTCATCAATTATTAGAAGGGATACTGCTTCGGATCTACCTGCATCACTTGATGCTGAGGTGGCTTTAATTTGGGATCCGTTTTGTAATCGAAGGGCTAATTTATTATTTTCTTCATATTCTACTTTAAGCCATGAAGGTAAATTTTCATACATAAATTTAACCTTTGTAACCATATTTTTAGCAGTTTCCTGCTTTGTAGCTATACAAAGAATATTTTTATCCTTATGAAAAGTCATTAACCATAAAGAATATCCTGCAGACAGGGTAGAAATGCCTAACTGGCGAGATTTTAGTATTATAGAATATGGGTTATCTTGAAATAAATTTAAAACTTTTTCTTGAAAAGGGTATAAATGAAAATTGATTCTACCTCTTTGAGGGTGTTGAATCATGCAATATTTTTTCATAAAGTGTATAGGATCTTTAGCACACTTTATATACTCTTGCCTTATTATTTGCTTTAAGTCACTCATTCAGGTAATGTATAATCTATAGCTCTAATAAGAACTAATGTTCCCAAAAATCCTCCAGTAATCCCTACTATAGGTTTATTATACCATTTATTAACTTGATTTAAGCGCTCATCATACAAAACCACCCGTTCACGCAATAATTCAATTTCTTTGTTTTTATACGCTATAATTAAACTATCTTGTTGAGCTAATTTAGAATATAAAATAATTTCTGCTTCAAGATCTGTAATCAAAACAGTTTTAACTGAGTCTTGGGTTTGTAAAGTGTCTAAAGCCAAGAAAAACTCTTCGAGTTCCTCAGTGGGAATTCGAAGAGTATCTTGTGAGTAACAAATACTAGATACTCCTAACAATAGAGTTAACAGTAATTGCTTCATGCTTTTTTACTAGGTCTACTTTTTTTTCTATACTTTTTTTCAAAGTTTTCAGTAGTTTTTTTAGCACTTGTAGTACTTTTAACTTTCTTTTTAGTAGATGTAGTTTTCTTTTTAGCTTTAGTAAGTTCTTTTTTAGTTTGAACTTTAGCTTCTTCTACTTTTTTGGCAGCTTCTTTAAGTTGTTTAGTAAGTTTTTCGTTTTCTTTAATACGAAGATCTGTTTCTTTTTGAGTTTTCTTCTTAGAAGTAGCACTTAGGGCAAACATACCCCCAATAAAGGCTAATGCTCCTATAAGATATTTCCATAATTTCATGTTAATAAATATTAAAATTGTATAGTTTTCATCATCTGATTGATTCTTTCCTCAGTTGATCCTTTAAGTTCATAATGAACAGGGCGATATTTAAATAAAAGTTTTTTAATTTCTTCATCAATTTCTTTTCTATATGTAATATCCGTTTCACGAATTCCATTATCTTCAATTTTCATCCCCTCTGGGGAGATGTAAAAGATATAATCATATTGTCTTATAAAGCGAGAAGCATAATCAGCAAAAGCATCTCCATCTAAATAACTTACTTTTTTAGCACAGTTTGTAAATGCCATAACATCTAAAATAGTACGATCAGTAATCAAGCGATCTTGCATAAGTTCAGTTACGCGTTCTGCTAAAAATACTGTTTGACCTTCAATAGTTGTTTCATGATTCAATGGAATACCCAATGAATTAAGATACTTACTACGTTCGGTAGTAAATGTATAACCTTTAAATTGCTCTACTTGTTCAAAAAGAGCTTTTACTAGTGTTGTTTTACCAACACTCATTGTTCCACAAAATCCTATTTTCATTATCCTCCTTGTCTAGCTGATTCACGCATTGCAGGATTCTTGTACCAAGGTAATCCTGTTCTGTCTCGTCGTTTTTCTTTCCATTCTTCTTCAGTATGAAATATACCATAAAGATAATACTCTCTTAACCGTTTAGCACCCTGAGGTATAAGAGCTGGCTCATCCCAACTATGAAGTTTGCCATTCCAAGTACGAAGAATAGTTCCGTCAGGTGTTTTAATAA